AAAGTGATATGTGACGTAGACCACTACTGGGTACTGCCTAAAGGTCACCCCACAAGATCACTGTACAAAAGCATCAACTATGACAAGTGTCAAGTTCGTAACATACAACTAGCAGACAGCGTATGGACTACCACGCCACAACTAGCAGATAAAATTAAACAGTATAACAAAAATGTACACGTAGTAAAGAGTGCTATATGGAAGGACGCTAAACAATTCAACCCTACTGCACTATCTTTAAAGTTCGATACCTTCTTCTATAGTGGAGGTAAGACTCACTTAAAAGACCTTAAACTTATAGGCAAATTATTTGAGGAGGAGGAGCTATTTGTTAAGACCCCAAACATACCTAAGCATTTAGATTGTCACGCCTTAGCAGTATCAGACATACACAATTACGCAAATGACTATCACACCAGCGGTATATCAATCATACCATTAAGGGATACACTATTTAATTCTTTAAAGTCTGAGCTTAAAATGATAGAGTCAGGACACTTCTGCAAGCCTGTGATGGTTTCCAATGTAGAACCTTACACGAACATAGCCACAGGTAAGAACTCAATCAAGGTATTACACAATGACTGGGCGAAGGCAATCAAAAGAATCAAAGGAGAACATAACCTACAAGTAGACCTAGGTATGAAACTCAAAGAAGACGTAGAAACAAAATACAATTTAGATAAGGAAAACAGATTAAGACTTCAATTATTATGACCATAACACCAGAATTACACGAGAGACTTACACAAATTAACCTTGACCAGTCAGGCAACTTTGAGGTAAACAAAACGAATCCAGACATTAGGAGCGAGTTTATATGGCTATGCAGAGAGCATTACAGGAACTCACCAGATATGGGCTGCGGTTCGTGTGTGATGAAGTATGTAGTAAAGATACTAAATGACTTCCAACCAAAGGAAGAGCCTAAGAAGAGAACACGTAAAAATAAAGTAACACCAACAGAAGAACCTACAGAGGAAACGGAATGAACATAAACACAACTAGACAGAAACTCATTGATGCATTAGTAGGGTACAATGCTTATGCGATTGAAAACTCAGATGAATGTGAGCCTATTGATAACACTATAGAATGTGCAGAAGAGCAAGCAGATGAAATAATAAAGAGACTAGAGATATGAAATACATAATAATACTAATAGCCATCCTTGCAATAGGATGTCAAGAAGAGCCATCGTTACCAGAGCAAGAAGAGGAAGTAGTAGACTGCTATTGTGGTCAAGTAGAGGGATGGAGTGGCAGCAGTTGGACAATAGACGGCAGACAGCTAACGTGGGGGTACAAGATCACAAACAACTGTACGAATGCCCCGTGGTTTGTAACTATGAGACAAGAGATAACAGAGGACGAATATTGTAGAGAGTTTCAATGGTAAGCTATGGCTAAGAAAATAACACTAACAGGTAAGGACTTGGAGCAATGGCAAGAAATGAAAGACAATAGACCTCTCCAAACCGCAGAAAGTTTTAGAGGTAAAAATAAAATACCTTTACGTTTTTCACCAAATTACGATGATTCAAAAGATGACATTCCAAATTGGGGTATTTGTTTAATATGTTGGGCAGTAATTTTAACGGGTTTAGTAATTGGATTATATATATATGGCTAAGAAAAAATACATAGAGACACCAGAGAAGATGTGGGAGTTGTTCGTGGACTACAAAAAACACGTAAAGGCAACCCCTATTAATGGGAAGGAATATTGCAGAGGGTTTCAATGGTAAAGATTAAAGATATAAATACCAATCCAGATGGGAACTAAAAAAGGACTAACAAAATATATTAAAACACCTAAAGACTTTTTAAAGCTATGGGATGATTACAAGGGGTATGTAGACGAAGACCCTTACAATGACTCGGTACTAAGTAACAAAGGGGACATCAAAACTATCAGCAGAAAAAAACCATATTTAAGACAAGGTTTTGAGTCGTGGGCATACAGAGAGTTGGGTCACCATATACATCAATACATAGACAATCACAATAACGCTTATGAAGACTATTTGGGAGTCGTTACGTGTGCGAGAATGGAATGGGAGACAGATCAAATAAGCGGAAGCTTAACGGGTCAATACAAAGCTCCTCACTTAGTTGCTAGGCTAAATGGGCTAAGCGATAAGCAAGAAGTCAAGCAAGAGACAACCATAAGAGACTTGACAATAGAGGTAATAGATACAAACGTACCACTTGCAGGAGCAGAGAAGGATATAGAAGAATAAAACAATATGACAAAACAAACAGAAGATATATTAAGAAACGCAGCGATTGGCGACACAATCCTTTTATTAGATAAAAGTGTAGAGTTTGGTATGAAGGCAATACTGATTCAATCAATGCACTTGCTAATAACAGAGACTAAATTTGAGGTTCAGAAAATAAACAATACTGAAGTATATGGGGATTCTATATATTTTACAAGCGAAGAGGATGCTAAGAAATACATTAAGGAAAACGCTATTGAGAACTATAATCAAACCTTAGTTAAATTAAAGAAAGACCACAAAGAAAGACTTAAAAGAATCCAAGGGGCTTGAAAACAGGTAGTCTATTCAAAGCCAACTACAACAGCACCCACGACGTAGTAGTTAATCAGGGCGGTACTTCTAGTGGTAAGACCTACGCTATCCTTCAAGTGCTGTTCACCTTAGCGGTGCAGTCTAAGTGTACTATCACTGTTTGTGGTCAAGATATACCTAATCTTAAAGTAGGTGCATTACGTGATGCAATAGACATCCACAACAACACAGACCTATTCAAGCAAGAGCTAAAGGCGTACAATAGGAGCGAGAGAATCTTCACTTTCTTTAATGGCAGCACTATAGAGTTTAATAGCTATGACAATGACCAAGATGCTAAGAGTGGTAAGCGTGATTATCTATTTATTAATGAGGCTAATGGTATCCCTTATATTGTATTTGAGCAGCTCCATCTTAGAACTAGGCTAAGGACGTACATAGATTATAATCCAGATACATCCTTTTGGGTACACGAAAAAGTCATACCTCAGACAACCACTCAGCTAATCATATCAGACCACCGACACAACCCATTCCTTACCGCTAAGATAAGAGAGAAGATTGAGGGGTTAAAGGATAAGGATATAGAACTTTGGAAGGTTTACGCTAGGGGTAGGACTGGAAGAATAGAGGGGCTAGTACTAAAGAAGTGGTACATAACAAAAGAATCATTCGAGGATAAGAAGCTGCTAGGCTATGGGCTTGACTTTGGTTTCACAAACGATCCCACTTCGCTAATAGAGGTAAGAACGCAGGACGGAGAGCTATGGGTAAGAGATGTCATCTATGAGACAGGTTTAACTAATCCAGACATAAGTAACGAGATGGACAGGCTAAAGGTTAGCAGGTCATCTTTGATAGTAGCTGACAGTGCAGAGCCTAAGAGTATAGAAGAACTAAGACGTATGAGGTGGACGGTTGACGGTGTAAAGAAAGAGAAGGACTCTGTTAATTTTGGCTTATCTTTGTTAAAGGGTTACTCTATTAATGTACACGCTGATAGTAAGAACCTAATTAAAGAACTAAGTAGCTACAAGTGGAAGGTGGACAGAGACGGCAACACATTGAATGTCCCAGTTGATAAAGATAACCACGCTATAGATGCACTCAGGTACTTAGTTTATCATAAGTTTGCAAATAAAGGATACGGAAAATACGTTGTAGCATAATGAGTTTATACAAAAAAATAACAGTAGGGATGTTTCAAGACATCCAAGCAATAGATCAAGAGTTGTCATCATTCGAGAAGGTGGTTTACTGCGTGTCAATTATTAAGGGTGTCACATACGACGATACTCTTAAAATGCCACGTAAGGAGCTTGACAAGATGGCAGATGCTTACGCTAAAGTAGACTTTCACAAATGGAATAGTCACAAAATACTTGACAAGATAAAGATAGGCAATGACATTTATAAGATACAAGCAGACCCCCGCAAGATAAACGCAGGGCAATTACTAGATAACATTAATCTACTCAAAGATAACAGCGGGCAACCTATAAGGATAATGGATCAAAGGCTTGCTAGTATAATGAAGTGTGATAAGATAGAACACCAGACACTATCAGAAAGGGCAACACTAGTAAGAGATATACCGCTATACCTCCTATACACTACACACGTTTTTTTTTTCAATCGATGGAATCTCTACTATCCAAATACCGAGGTCTTTTTACATCAACGGATGGAGGCGATGCTGGAGGTGAGCAAAGAGATTTTGGAAGCAGATGGGGGCTATTCACAATAATAGAAGCAATGGCAGACTTGCATAACATATCAATTAATGAAGTGTTTAAGTTAGGCGGCTTAGAGTTTCTAAATTGGTGGGCGTATATGAAGGAAAAGAGAGACGAAGAAGAAGAACAAATCAAAGATGCAAAAAGAACTTTATAGCAATTTAGACAAGTATTGGCAGGGCATAGTGGATGACCTTATTAAAAGCCTTAAAGACAAAGATAGATATGCTAGTGGTGTCACTGCTCAGCTAATAGGAGGCAAGGGTAAGAATAAGCCCGTGGATATATTTACGGTAAAAACAGGGACTATTGAAGTTCAGCTTTATATGCCAGAGTACTATGCTTTCTTAGATGAAGGGGTGAGTGGTGCAGTAAACAATAAGAACCGTTCTCAGTTCAGCTATAAAGACAAGGGGAAAGGTGCAGGCGGTAGAGGTCAAAAGGGTATCCCAAACGTAATGGCTATAAGGAGGTTTATGCGTAACAGGAGCATAGTGCCTACAAATGTAAGGAAGGCAAAGAACAGCAAAACAAAAGCATCAAAACGCCAAAGTGCAGAAGATGCTAGGATGAATTTAGCCTTTGCCATATCATACAACATATGGAAGAACGGCACAAAGAAAACTAATTTCTATTCTGATGTGGTAAACGACCAACGCATAGCAGACTTTGGCACTAACCTAATC